AACCTTTTGTTTTTTCATTTTTTTTTGGAGTCATTATCATGGCAAATAATTTGCTCACGATATCCATGATCACAAATGAGGCGCTCCGCGTTCTTACCAACCAGTTGGTATTTACTCGCGCAGTATCTCGTCAATATGATGATAAGTTCGCGATTGAAGGCGCGAAAATCGGGACTACTATAAATCTCAGGAAGCCGCCGCGTTATGTCGGTCGTACCGGCCCTGCGCTTCAGGTTGAATCCTCTGTTGAAACCTATGTACCGCTGACCCTGGGAACCCAGTTCGGCGTAGACATGGCGTTTACGACTCAGGATCTTACGATGAACATCAGTGATTTTTCTGATCGTTTCATCAAACCCGCTGTAGCGGCTGTTGCGAATAAGATCGACTATGACGGTCTTCAGCAGTTCCTGAATGTTTACAACCTTGTTGGTACTCCTGGTCAGCTGACTAACAGCGTTACTCCTCCGACTCAGGCACAGTCTACGGCTGCAATTCTTGCTGCTCGCGCACGTCTGAATCAGGAAGCTGCTCCGGTTGACGAAGATCGTCATTTTGTTGTCGATCCCGCAACTGAAGTAGGTATTGTTTCTGGTCTGACTAATCTGTTTAACCCGACTGGAACCATCTCTCGCATCTTTGAAAAGGGTGCGCTTGGTGACTCTACCTTGGGCTTTAACTTTGCAATGGATCAGAACGTAGGAAACTACACTGCTGGTACTTTCATTGTTGGTACGGATACCTTTGCAGTTGCTGCACAGGCTGGCGGATCAGTTCAGACCAATGCACAGACTGCATTCTCTCTGACTGGCACGATCACTAACACCAAGACGCTGACTCAGGGCACTGTATTCACCATTCCTGGTGTCTATGCAGTCAACCCGCAGAACCGTCAGTCTACTGGTGTCCTGCGTAACTTCGTTGTCACTAGCGCTGTTACCGGTACTGGTTCTTCTCAGACCATCTCAGTCTTCCCGACTCCGGTGTTCTCTGGTCAGTTCCAGAACGTCACTAGCTCTACTGGCACGATTCCGTCAGGCAATGCCACGATCATCTCTGGCTCTAACGGTGCAAGCTACGCCAACTCTCTTGCTTTCCACAAGGACGCATTTGCATTTGGTACGGCTGATCTTATTCTGCCGCAGGGTGTTGACATGGCCGGTCGCGCATCAGCAGATGGCGTGAGCATCCGTCTTGTTCGTCAGTACGACATTAACAGCGATCAGCTGCCTTGCCGTCTTGACGTTCTTTACGGCTGGTCAACCGTCTATCCCGAACTTGCTACCCGCGTAACTGGTTAATAGGAGGTTACTATGTCTAATCCTGGTCCTAATATCGTCACTCCAAGTATTCAACGCGGTCAGGCCGTTCTGTCTGTTGCTGTAACTCCTTCCGCTGCTGCGGCTGGTATTACCACTCAGACCTTTACGGTTTCTGGCATTGCTGTTGATGACTTTGTGTCTGTCAACCCCTCAGTAACTCCTGGCTCTGGTATTGCAATTGTCAGTGCTTACGTTTCAGCAGCTAACACGCTGTCTGTTGTGTATAGCAATTCTGGCTCATCTGCAACGCCCGCGGCTGATACCTATCTGGTATATGTTGCTAGGTCTTATCCGGTACAGTCTGACTTCGGTGTTACGAAGTTCAATAACGTCGGTATCGTTGCTGGAACAAACCCGTAAAAAGGTTGGAACGGAGGGGCTTCGGCCCCTCTTTTCTTATAAGGAGTAAAGAATGATTGATTTTCCATGTGCAGTGCATCTTGAAGACTACAATGACATCAAGATTGCAACTGATGAATCACATCTCAAAGAATTGCAAGCGCTTGGTTACATAACCAGTGCTGAATGGTACGAAAAGTATCTGAATGTAGTAGAATCTGACTTAGTTTCAGACAAACCAAAACGGGGCAGACCGGCAAAATCTGATTAGTTATTTCTGGGCTTAATGCCCATTCCTTACCGATAGTAGGTTAGCGATGTCAAACGTCAAGATTTCTCAGCTTCCAGTCGCAAGCACGATCAATCCTGCGGCGGATGTCGCACCAATAGTGCATTCTGGTGTAACCCAGAAAGCAACGCCTAACCTCATTGTCCAATCAGTTCTTCCTAGTCCCGGTCCTATTGGCTCTGTAACGCCAAATACGGCGCAATTTGCATCATTAACTCTTTCTGGCGCATCTGGTTTACAAAAAGCTGTTGCAGGATTATTTACTGATGCAGTTGCTGGCACTGATTACCTTGGACCGACTGCTGGATCTGCGATTCAGAAAGCGAATGGCTCAGGAGGTCTAACAAGTGCAGTATCTGGGACTGATTATGCGCCAGCTACTAGCGGCACTAGTATTTTGTACGGTAACGGCGCTGGTGGCTTCAGCAATGTTACTGTTGGGTCTGGTCTGTCATTTAGCGCTGGAACTCTTGCTAGTACCTCTAGTGGCGGATCTGTAACTAGTGTTTCTGTTGTCACTGCAAATGGACTTGCAGGAACGGTTGCAAATGCAACTTCAACGCCAGCGATTACACTCTCTACGACTGTTACTGGGCTACTCAAAGGCAATGGCACTGCAATCAGTGCTGCAGTTGCTGGTACTGACTATGCAGCAGCGCCTACGGGTACGAATGCTCAGTTGCTTGCTAACAATGGCTCAGGCGGATTCTCTAACGTCACGGTTGGATCAGGTCTGACCTACACCGCTGGTACGCTTGCTGTCACTGGCGGCGGTGGTACGGTTACGGATGTCTCTGTTGTTTCCGCTAATGGCTTTGCTGGCACTGTAGCAACTAGCACAACCACTCCAGCCATTACGCTATCAACGTCTGTCTCTGGCCTTCTCAAAGGCAATGGTACGGCTGTCTCTGCGGCTGTCTCTGGCACGGATTACGCACCAGCTACGTCCGGTAGTTCAGTTCTTTACGGCAATGGTGCTGGCGGATTCAGCAATGTTTCTATCGGCTCCAACATGACGTTCTCTGGTGGTGTGCTTAACGCTAACGCCACTACGTCAATTGTCGGTTCTCCGGGCTATTACGGATCTTTTTACGACAATAACGCAACTCAGGTCGCTGCAAATACGACCACTGCGTATCCGATCAAGATCAACAGCACGTTTGAAGCTAATGGCGTAAGCATTGCTAACGATGGATCAGGCAATCCGACGCGTGTTACGTTTGCAAATGCTGGTGTATACAACTTTCAGTATTCAATTCAGCTCACAAATACTGATTCGTCGATTCACAACGTCAATGTATGGCTGAGAAAAAATAACACCAGCAATGTTGCAGATTCAAACAGCCAATATGCTGTAGTTGGATCACATGGCGGCATTAATGGTCAGTTGATTGCGGCTGTAAATTTCGTTTTCACTGCTGCTGCTAACGATTTCTTTGAGATCATGTGGCAACCGGAAAGCACTCAGGTCTATATTGAGACTATTCCTGCTGGCACAACGCCAACAACGCCGGTAGCGCCAGGCGTTATCGTTACTGCATGTCAGCAAGCGCAGATTGGTGTTGGTTACTATGGCCTAACTAGCTCTACGTCAACGCTAATTGGCACTGGATCAAAGACTTTTACGACTAATTTTGACTCAACAGCCACTGCATTCACGGTTGGCACTAGAGTTCGCTTGGCTTACAGCGTTACGCCAGCAAATTACATGGAAGGCGTTATTACGTCATTCTCTGGAACGACTCTTGTTGTCAATGTAGACAACACTGGCGGATCAGGAACGTATGCTTCTTGGACTGTTTCTGTTGCAGGCAATCTAGCTTCAATGGTCTATCCCGGCGCTGGCATTCCGAACAGCACTGGATCAGCCTGGGGGACTAGCTACAGCACTACTGGGTCAGGCACTGTTGTAGCGCTTGCGACTTCGCCAACGCTTGTTACTCCTGTCCTTGGTACGCCAACTAGCGGAACTTTGAGCAACTGTACGGTTGATGGCACTGATTCCGTCGGCTTCCGCAACATTCCACAGATCAGCCAGTCAGCAAACTATACGACTGTACTTACTGACTCTGGCAAGCATATTTTCCATCCGTCAACGGATACGAATGCTAGGACATTCACGATTGATAGCAATGCTAACGTAGCGTATCCGGTAGGAACGGCTATCACGTTTGTAAACATGTCATCGAGCGCTGTCACGATTGCAATCACATCAGACACGATGTATCTAGCAGCTACTGGGTCTACAGGCTCTAGGACGCTTGCCCAGTACGGTACGGCTACTGCACTCAAGATTGCATCAACAACTTGGCTTATCAACGGCAATGGGCTGACCTAATGTCTGGAATTCTTCAGCTAATCAATACGTTTCCGTCTGGCGGGTTTGCTGTAAAGAATTCCCTCCGCTTCCGCTCAAGCGCCAGTGCGTATTTGAATAGGACCCCTGCAAGTGCTGGAAGCCAAACTACTTGGACATGGAGTGGTTGGGTTAAGCGTGGAGCTATAGGCACTTCTTCTCGTCAGGTTTTATTTGGTTCAGTTACAGGAACTTCTGACTCAACTTGGCTTGAATTTGGATTTCAAAGCGGATCTTCAGATCAATTTTTTATTACAACCTATAATTCTCAAGCCTACTCAACGTCTGTATATCGTGATCCTTCAGCTTGGTATCACGTACAAGTTGCTTTTGATACGACTCAAGCAACATCTACAGATAGAATAAAAATCTACATTAATGGCGTACAAATTAGTTTGCCGAATGGAAGTTTTGTTCCCACACAAAATGCAAATTACGGTGTAAATGCCGCGCAAATTCATTGGGTTGGCGGGGATTCGTCTGCACAATACTTCGACGGCTACATGGCCGAGGTCAACTTCATCGACGGCCAAGCACTAACGCCATCATCCTTTGGCGCATTTGATGCAACATCTGGTGTATGGCAACCAGTTAAGTATTCTGGAACCTACGGCACAAACGGCTTCTATCTGAAGTTCACGGACACCACCAGCACCACTACGCTCTGCTATGACTACTCTGGCAACAGCAACAACTGGACGCCGAACAACATCAGCCTGACTTCTGGATCAACCTACGATTCCATGCTGGATTCGCCAACGAACTATGACAATGGCGGGAATGGTGTTGGGAATTATGCGGTGATGAATCCGTTAGATACTTCTGGATCTACAACCAACGCTAATCTAAGTGTAAGCACATCTGGATTTTCTGGGTATGGAACAACCAGAGCCACGTTTGGTATGTCCTCTGGCAAATGGTACTGGGAAGTCACGCCTACAAGTTTTGGTGATGGTGGAACGATAGGCGTCGCAACGGCTGCTGCCGCTATATCCTCACAGCTTGGCGCAAATGTATATGGCTGGGGATATCTTGAGGGTGGGTCAAAATACAATAATGCTTCAGCAACATCTTATGGTGCTTCGTATACGACCAACGATGTCATCGGTGTAGCTTTTGATGCTGATGCTGGAACGCTGACGTTCTACAAAAACAATACAAGCCAAGGGGTTGCCTTTAGCGGTCTGACTTCTGGTCCTTACTTTCCAGCAGTAAGCGACAACGGTGGAGGTACAACTGGATCGGTTTTTGCTGTTACTTTCGGCCAACGCCCATTCAGCTACACGCCTCCGACTGGATACAAAGCACTCAATACGCAGAATCTACCAGCGGGAATTGTAATCACAAGCGGATCATTTACAGGCAACGCATCTATTGACGGACCTTTTGTATGGCTAAACGGTTTGCCGACTGCAATGACAATTAACGGCAACGCCGTAACATTTGGAACTGATGCAGACAAATTAGCAAATGGATTTAAAATAAGATCATCAAGTTCTAGTTATAATTCATCAGGAACAAATACTTACAGCATAACAACAACTGGTGCTGTATTTAAATATCAAATTGCACAGCCAAATCCGTAGGAACAAACTATGTCAAATCTAGGACCACAGAAACAAAACGCTTCCTATGCTGGCTTGCTACAGGTTCCAGGTGGAATTACTTCAACTTTGCAGACTGTCACTGATGGTGATGGAAATGCAACTGGATTATCACTCAGTACAACGGCGGTTAGCGCTCTTGGACTTGTTAGCTCTACGTCGCAAAACATCTATGGCGGAACAGCAGGATCTATTGTTTATCAGTCTGCTGTCAGTGCAACTAGCTTTGTAACGCCAGGCACTACAGGGCAATTGCTTTCAACCAACGGCGTACTAGCGCCTACGTTTGTCACTGTTGACGCTAACTATGTTGATGCTGTTGCAACGACTGGCGATGCAATGACGGGCAATTTAAGCATGTCAGGCAACATGGTAACGAACCTTGGCACTCCAACGGCTTCTACTGATGCTGCTAGCAAGGCTTACGTTGACTCTGTTGCTTCTGGATTGCAAATCAAAGCGCCAGTCACTTGCGCTACAACGACAAATCTAGCTTCTTTGTCTGGATTGCTGACGATTGACGGCATTACGTTGCTTGCTAATCAGCGCGTACTGGTTAAGGATCAGTTTGTCTCAGAGCTAAATGGCATTTACAGCGCAGCAGTTGGCGTATGGTCAAGAACGTCTGATGCTAACACTTGGTCAGAGCTTGTTGGTGCTGCAGCTTTTGTCTCATCAGGTTCGCTGAATGCGTCTACAACATGGGTATGTAATGTATCCGCTGGCGGCACTCTTGGAGCAACGCCAGTCACGTTTGTACAGTTTGGTTCATCAGGAACATATACGGCAGGATCTGGCCTTACGCTGGTTGGAAATCAGTTTTCAATTACAGCGCCAGTCAGCGTTTCTCTTGGTGGAACTGGTGTAACGTCTTTAACTGGCATTCCGTATGGCAACAACACTAGCGCATTTACTGTAGCTACAGGATCGCAAATTGTTGGTGAAATCGGATCAACTGCTGTCAGTAGAGCAACTAATCTTGCTAACGGAGGTGCAAATAGACTTCCAGTGCAGCTAGCAACTGATACGACTGGTTTTCTGCCTACTGGGTCTGCTGGTCAAGTGCTAACGTCTAATGGCGCTGGCTCTTTGCCTTCGTTTACAACGCCATCTGCAATTATTTCAAATTACAGTAATGTTGCTTTCACTGGTGCTATTAGCAGACCTATTGCAAGCATCTTAGGTGATCGCGTTAGTGTTCTTGATTTTGGCGCTGATCCTACTGGAGCAACTAATTCAAACGCAGCATTTCAAGCAGCTTTTAACACTGGAAGGCTTGTTTACGTCCCGGCTGGAAATTATACGCTATCGTCAGGTGTGACTACTTCTGGCCCAGGCATGGTTGGCGATGGGCAAAGAGGCACTTACATTTATGTAGACAACGCATTTACCAGTGGTGATGTCATCAGGTGGAACGGAACACCGACTGCTGGCGCTCATGGGCCTATGTTTGCAGATTTTACAATAGAGTGTTTTGCCGGCATCAGAACCAGTGGCGCATTAATAAACATTACACCAGATCCAGATACACCATCTATTGATTACACTTATATTTCAAACATTCATTTAAGCAATGGATATATTGGATTAAAGCTAAAACATGCTTGGTATTTTAAAGTTATAGGATGTAATTTCACTGGCGCGTCATTTGCTTGTGTTCATGTATCAAGTCCTGGCGATTCTGATGGCGGAGATGGTGCAATTAGTTCCTGTCATTTTGGTAATGCTTTCTGCTGTATTTACCAAGAATCAAGTGGCGGTTTAAAAATAACAAACTCAAAATTGCTTGGCGGAACTTACGGATACTGGCTCAACGCCGTTTTGCCAAACAAAAACATGGCTGATTTGCTTATTTCTAATTGCTCTATTGAAGGTTTTTCTGTAGCTGGTATTGCTCTAAATAGAGATGCTTCATCTGGTTCTTATTTTTTTGGTGGCATAGTTATTTCTGGCAATCAATTTGGCACAACAGTAAATCCTGTCGGATCTTGGTGCATCATTTGCAATGACTCTGATAATTTTATTACTGATTTAACTATCAGCGGAAACACTTTTCTTGCGTCTGAAGGAAATTATTGTGTAGGTCTTGATTATCAAAACTATCTCTATGTAGGCGCAAATCAATTTCAAGCCGCTTCACCAACAGGCACTGTTGGTTTGTCAATTGGTGCAAATGTTCAGAATTGCGTTGCTGATGGCAATCAATATCAATCTTTTGCTGCTGGCAATGGTCTGCAATGCACTAGCACATCTGCAAAAGGATCTGATTTCTATCAAAGAGGATCAATCACAATCGCACAGACTTCAACGCCTTATGGTGGTGGCTTCTACACAAGTGGATTTCAAACAATCACGTTCTCATCTGCTTTTCCTTCTGTGCCATTTATTAGCGTAACTGCTAACGCCGGCACTGGTACCTCATACACTGGTGGCGCACTTACGTTCATAACAAATAACATTACTACTACTGGATTTCAGATCGGAACTATTGGAATCAATCCGTCTGGTTCATCCATAGCCCTCTGGGAAGCAAAGTTAGATGTTGAAAGATCATAGGAGAAAGAAATGAGCAGATTTTTCACATTAACTCTTGTCCCTCCGGTTGGCGCATACATTGGAGACACGGCATACGGGGAGTTTCTTTATGAAGGAACATCGACTGTTGTGCCTGTCTACAGTGATTCAGCTTGCACACAGCTTATAGAACAGCCAATTAACATTTCTACTGGGCTTGTAGAGTGTTATTTTGTGGACGGATCAATTGATTACGATTTCCGTATTGCTGGCGGAAACCTTGTGCGCGTTCATACGATCACAAACATTTTCGCTTTGCCTAGTACGATCTGGGACATGGCGATTACGCTGTGGCAAGACAATCCGTTGCAATGGGATGCTGTTACGCCAGTCGCTGTCAGCACAAAGACTGCACAGAATGTTGGTCAGATGTATACCGGCAACGACATCATTCGTGCGGCTATGCGTCTTATCCAGGTATCAGCGGTTGATACGGATCTGACAGCATCAGAACTGCAAGACGGTCTTGAGTCTCTGAATCGTATGCTTGATAGCTGGTCAGCGGATGAATTGACGCTGTATCAGGTGATCCGTGAACAGTTTCCGCTAGTCTCTGGTCAGAATCCGTACAGCATGGGCTACGGTGGAGACTTCAACACTTCTAGGCCAATGAAGATTGTTGATGCGTATCTGATCCTAAATAACGGATCGATTCCGGTCAGCTATCCAATGCAAGTGCTAGGTTATGATGACTACAACGCAGTCCGTCTCAAGACTCTAAGCACTAATTTTCCTAACTATATTTACTATCAGCCTTCTTTTCCGCTGGCTGAAGTCTATATTTATCCGATCTTTGCGCCAAACGATCCCAGTACACAAGGGCCAGCATATATCAATCTGACTTCTTGGAAGCCGTTTGACATGATCTTAGATCCGACATCTTACATGTCATTCCCTCCTGGCTACTGGGAAGCGATTGTATTCAATCTTGCAGTGCGTATAGCTGAAGAGTATCAGTTTGATATTCGGCCTACGACTGTACAGTTAGCTGCTAGTGCCATGAAACGCATTAAGCGCCTCAATCAGCGCACGGTCACATTGCAGACAGATGTGGCGTTAATGAACACATCCCAACTACGTTATAATATATATAGTGACGGATACGGACGATAATATTGTAATCAAATATGAGTATACGTTTTACGTTTTACAATCATTTGAATTGGAACCCAAGATGTGCGATTTCCAAAATGTGCGGTAATTTTGTGATAGCTCATGCCAGATGCGTGAAGTTTGCGAATTTCAAGAACTTCCTCATCAGTGTAATTTGCTCTCCAATGAACGCCATGTCCTCTTGGTCTAGATTTAATGTTTCCCAATATTTCGTATGAATGTGTGGCTTGCTCGCTTCTTGTCATCCATTCAAGATTTTCTGGCTTATTGTTTAATTTATTTCCGTCCTTATGATTGACTGTATGAAGTTCTGTTGGAGGAAAGCCAACAAAAGTTAAGCACACCAAAATATGAACTTTTCTTGTAACTCTATTTCTTTGTGCTCCTTTTTTTGTTAATCCAACTTGATAATATCCATTTTTGTTTGGATGATTTTTGCAAACTGACATGATGCGTTTTGTTTCAAAATTCCTTATGTTGCCTTCAGAAGAAGCCTCATAATTCTCATAACCGGGTATAATTTTCCAGACTTCCATTGCGGTGTACCGTGTATGTTTAACAAGATTGTAGGATACACCAATGCCTGAAACAATGCAATTACCGATCCTAGGCCCTGGTGTTGCAGGACGTTCTCGCGCCGTTACTGCTCAAAAACGCCAGAATCTTTTTCTTGAAATTAAGCCAGAGAAAGATAAGTCTAATCTTGTTGCATACGGCACTCCTGGGCTAAAGCCGTTTATCTCTCTTGGCGCTAATCCTATCCGCGGTCTCTGGTGGTTCCAGTCCCAGAATCGTTTGTTTGCGGTTGCATACGATCAGCTTGTTGAAATCTTTCCAGACGGCACACAGAAAAATCGTGGTACGTTGCTAACGACTGTTGGCACTGTGTCCATGACTGACAATGGTCAGCAATTGATGATTGTTGATGGATTGTCTGGCTACATTTATCAGCCGACTACTGGTAATCTTCCGTACAGCAAAGTTAGCGCAACGATCACGATCACTGAGACTTTGACTACGCGCCAGACGGGTCAGATTATTCATGTCATTGGCGATAACTACAATGTCTTTGAGAATGACTACACGGTGCAATTGATTACGGTTAATGCAACCGCTCTTGTCACTAACACTGAATATGTCATTCAATCTGTTGGCACGTCAGACTTTACGCTAGTCGGTGCTGCGGCTAATGAAGTTGGCGTTGTCTTTACTGCAACTGGCACTACGCCTGGTACTGGCGTATGTACGAACGCTAATCAGTTTACGATCAGTTCTGGCACTGTCTCTACTGCCACTGGTACGCTTCAGATCGTTAATAACTTTAGAACGATTGCATCTGCATACACTGGAACAAACTTTCCAAAGGCTACGACTGTCACGTTCCTAGATAGTTATTTCATTGTCAATGTTGTCGGCACTAAGCAGTTCTGGCTATCAGGTTCGTATGACGGCTTCTACTGGGATCCGCTACAGTTTGCCAGCAAAGAAGCGTACACGGATAACTTGCAAGCAGTAACCGTAGACAATGGCGCTTTAGTCCTACTGGGCGCAGCATCTCAGGAATACTGGCAAAACACTGGCGCATATCCTTTCCCTTTGCAGAGAATTGCTGGCTCTCCGACTGACGTAGGTCTGGTTGCTATTCGATCTTATGCTCGATGTGCAGGACAACTGTTTTATCTTGGACGTTCTAGGCGCGGTGGCATCTCAGTCATTCGTGTTGAAAACTATCGTTGTATTCCGGTATCCACTCCAGACCTAGACTTTTTGTTTAATAGCTATCAGTCTCCAGAGGATGCAATTGCTTACTCTTATCGTCTTGCTGGGCATGATTTCTACGTCATATCTTTTCAGGCTGAAGCAAAGACTTGGATGTATGACGCAACGTCTGATGTCTGGTCTGATCTGACATCTGGCGCAGACACTAGGCATTACGGATTGCGTTCTACACAGTTTCAGAATGAAATTTATGTGTCTGACTATCGCAATGGCAATCTGTATACCTATGATGTCAACACTTACACGGATAACGGCGATTACATTGCTAGAGAGCTAATTACTCCTCATTTCTTTGCTACAACGTCTTTTGACAAACTTCACATATACAGGCTTAGGCTTGATATGGAACAAGGAACAGGCAATGCTACTAGGCTGGTTCCAACTCAAGTTGAAGTATTTTTAGCAACAGAAAATGATTCAATTTTAGACACAGAAATTGGACAAGAAATAATTTCTGGATACAGCACAGAAAATGTGCCAATGCTCTATAACCCGCAAGTTATGCTTCAAGTCTCAAGAGATGGCGGATTTACTTACGCCAACGAAATGTGGACAACTTTTGGACAAGCTGGAGAATATCTAAGAAGGGCGGAATGGCGTAGATTGGGTGTTAGTCGTAACTATGTGTTTAAGTTCAGAATCACAGATCCTGTGAAAGTAGTTATGATGTCAGCAGCGGCATACGCAGCAAAAGCCGCAAAATGATATAGTTTACAAGCGTGGCGGGGACGGCCATCCCGATTGTTACCATCAGCAATCAGCCACGCATTTTATGATGGGAATCAGATGGAGATTCAACATGTTGACACAAAATTATTTAAAAGAATTGTTGTTTTGGGACGGTGAAAAATTTATTTGGAACAAACAGCCAAGACAAAGAAGCATGAGCAACATTGCTGGATGTGTTGGCAAGAAGGGTTACAAGCAAATTTGCATACATCAAAAATTATATAGTGAGCATCGTCTTGTTTGGCTTTACCACTATGGATCTTTTCCAGATGGAACAATAGATCATATTGATAGAAATCCATTAAACAATTCAATAAAAAATTTAAGAGTTGTAAAGCATGCTGAGAATTGTCAAAACACAAAAAAGCATGTTGACAACACTTCTGGATACAAAGGCGTTTATTGGAATAAACAATGCAATAAATGGATGGCAAAAATTGTGGTTAATGGCAAGCAACATCATTTAGGTCTTTTTTCTACGCCAGAAGAAGCAAGCGTTGCTTACATTGAAGGTCAAAAAAAATATCATCCATACGCTACTGAGGCTGCAAAATGAGTTTGCCAAAGGCTCCTTTTCAATCTGCAATACAGAATGCTGCGAATCGCGTAGAAGTTGTTTGGCAGCAATGGTTTGACAGGGTACAGGAAACAATTAGCGCAAACACAAGCTCTGGTCCTACATCCGGTAGGCCAACGCAGAATCTATTTGTTGGTCAGCAGTATTTTGATACGACTCTAGGCAAGCCTGTTTATTGGAATGGTTCAACTTGGATTACATGGTGATTTATGCCGCTAAAGAAAGGTTCATCTCAGAAAACGATCTCTAAGAACATTGCGACTGAAGTTAAGGCTGGTAAGCCAGTCAAACAAGCCGCTGCCATTGCTTATTCAAAAGCTAGAGAGTCTAAGTCTGGATGCTGCAAGAAAAAGTAAGCACTGATCTTGTTCCTATTGGCATAAAGCGCATAGAGACATTGCGTCATGTCATGGAGGAGTCCTGCAAGCGCGGATTGATGCAGGAATTTGAACCGCCAGTGGATCATTTGTTTTGCAAAGGAATGTATGCAAGACGTAACTACGTTCCTGCTGGCATAACGGTGATTACAAAGGTTCATGCAAAAGAGCATGTTTGCATTGTCTTATTTGGCAAGTGCCATGTTTATAACGAACATGGTAAAAAGAGTATAATCATTGGACCTGATATGTTTATTACGAAGCCTGGTACGCAAAGAGCGATCTATTGCGAGACAGACACTAGTTGGATAAACGTACATTGCTCTGACACTGACTCAGTTGATGAAATTGAAGAGCAGATATTCACTGAAACGTATGATGAATATCAGAAACGCATTGAACTTTTAGAGGTATAGCTATGGCTGGAGCAGCAATTGCTGGCGGAGTAATAGCCGGTGTAGGATCAATGGCTGGTGCTGGCATCTCAGCGGGTGCAAGTAGCGCGGCAAACGCAGCGAATCAGCAAATGATGCGAGACATCTGGGCTGGATCTTACAAAGACATGCAGCCTTATCGCAGACTTGGCAGAGAAGGAGCGCAACGCTACCGGGAGATGTTGCCAGGTTTGTTACAGCAGTCTCAATATCAGGAATATACGCCTGAGATGTACGCACAATCGCCACTGTATACGCCAATGGTGCGTAACTTGGCTGAATTGCAAGCAACACCAGGCTATCAGTTTCAGCTTCAGCAAGGACAGAAAGAGCTAGCACAGTCAGCAGCAGCGCGTGGCGGATTGCTCTCTGGCGCTCAGTTGCAAGCAGCGCAGGGATTTGGACAGAGACAAGCAGCTACTGGGTTTCAAGACGCATGGCAAAGGGCGCAAAATGCGTACATGAATGCGTTCAATGCAAATACTGTTGGACAGAAAATGCGTATGGCTGGCGCTTCACAGCAATCCGGTATGCTTGGCGATATCACTAAGTTAGGTTACACGGCTGCACAGGCTCCTTGGGCGCTTGCACAGGGTATAACTCCTAGTGCTATGCAATCAAACACTAGCGCAGGAAATCAGCAAGGAAACATGTGGGGAACTATGGGTTCAACGCTTGGCAATCTTGGTAGTTTTGCAGTCAATCAATTTGGCAACACTGCTCCAATATCCTCATACGATCAATTACAGACTCCTGGCCAAAAGACAGTAGTTCTTTAAAGGTAAATATCATGGCTGATCCCGAAATCTGGAAGGCATTAATAGAAACTGGCAATCCTTATGTGCAGCAGGAGCGTCAGCAGAAAGGTCTGATGGGCATGATGTTGCTACAGGAAAAGCAGCGTGAGATGGAGGATACGCAGAAATTGCGCGATCTGTACTCCTCTGGTCAGCCGGTGAATCCAAATCAAGTTATGGCAATTAATCCTAAACTTGGGATTGAAATGCAACAGGCTGGAAACCAAGCCTTCATGCAACAGCTTCAAGCTGAAGACATGATGCGTAAAAAAGAAGAATATGAATCAAAAGTGTATGCTCAACACATGGCTCCAGTAGCTCAGGCATACCATGATGCTGTAAAGGCTGGAACAGATCCAAAAGTTGCTGAATCTCAATTTAGATGGGCTGTTGGTGATGCTCAAAAAAACATTCAAGAGCGATTTGGAATTACACCAAAAGCTGACTTTACAAAGTTTAGCCCACAAGAAATTGCAACAAGATCGCACATGCTTGGTGTTGATGTTCCTTGGATTAAAGAGATTCAAGAAGAAGAACAATCGCGCAGGGCGGTGCAACAAAAGCAAATGCCTAGTTTCTCCGACCGTTACTTTACTGGCCCAGATGGATTGCTACATCCGAATCCATATTTTCAGCAGGGTGGCGGCGGTCAACAGCCTGAAGTGCAATCAAAAATACAACCGTATCCAGTATTTAAATTTGATGGCAAAACGTATCAAGGCCTTGAATTCATGCGTATGGCGATTCGTGAAAAAGATCCTGCAAAAAAACAGCGCATGGAAGAAATTATGGATTCTGGATTCCAACAACAGCAAGAAGGAACATTGACTGATCCGAATGCTGTAGAAATGCCTAAGACCAAGCAACAGCTTGAGGTTGAAGCTGCGCGTGAAAAGAAACAGGCAGAGCTAGAAGTCGAAGGAGCGCATGAAGCCGAACAGCAATTGACTACTTTGAAAGCTCTTAACGAACAGAATGTTGAATCTCTGATTGATAAGTCATTCCATAGCAAGCCAGAAGCATTAGCAAAAGGCGAATATGGATTATCAGGAATGGCTGGTATGCCTACTGAGGCAAATACGGCGTACAAGGATCTTGTTGTGATTGAGGCGCAAATGCGTGACATGGCTAAGGCTATTGTCGGTGCGGGGCCTATTTCAGAAGGCGAACAGAAGATCATTAAAGACGCACTTGGTGGAGTTTCAACTCCGGGCGATGCAACGTCTAGGAAATCCGCCTACCGTCAATTTGTGAAGTTGGCGAAAACTAAGATCGCTAGATACCCTCATCTTGCACAGCAAATGAAGGCGATTGATGAGATGTCTTCAAAGCAAAGTGCTGCTCCGTCATCACAACCTTCTGGAGCATCACTTAAAATTGGCGATATTGATGAGGGGATGGAGTATCTTGGCGGAGATCCGAATAGCCAATCTAGCTGGAAGAAGGTGAAATAATGGCTAATCCTTGGGAAAAAGAATGGTCAACTGGAGGTCAATCTAATCCTTGGGAAAAAGATTGGTCTGGTGTTAAGTCTGCTCCAAGATATGAATACAAAGCTAATCCGTTAGAATTTCAGCTAGATATTTCATCTCCTGAGACTGAATCGCCAGTTAAGCAATTCCTTAAAGGCGGCGCTATTGGCCTTCGTCAAACACGCATGGGTTTACAGGGTTTATTTGGACAGCCGTCAGAAAGCGATCTGGCTGAACAAGAAGCCATGAAAAACTATCTTGAGCGTTCAGGCTGGGGAACTGCTGGCAAAATTGTAGAACAGCTTCCTCAGTATGCCGCTGCTACTGGTCTTGGTCCTGCAACCACTATTGGCCGTGGCGCTATGTCTGGTTTAACTGCGTTTCTTACTTCGCCAGAAGATCGTGCTAAAGAAGCTGCACTTGGCGCTGTTGGATCTATTGGCGGCGAACAAGCTGTAAGACTGGGCGGCAAAGCATTGCGTGGACCAGTAGCTCAAGATTTTGTGGCTGGATTGTATGAGAAAGGTGTGAGGCCAACTCTTGCACAAGCGCTTAGCGGCGGCTGGAAGGAAGCTGAAGAAAAAATGACTAGCTTGCCGTTTGTTGGATCTGCTGTTCAGAGAGCGCAGAAACGATCACTAGAATCATTTAACACAGCATCAGTAAAAGAGATCATTAATGAACTTAATACTGGATTGATGGAGTCTGGCGAAGGTAGAAATCTTATCCCTGCTGGCGCTAATGCCATCACGCAAGAGTTCACAAATATCGGCAAAATTGAACCAGGCGCAAAAGGTCTTGAACGCGCATACGATGCTGTCTCTAAGGTCTACGACGATCTTGCCGCAAACACTAAAGGATCTGTAACGCCTCAACTTGCGGAGCAATTGACTGTTGCCAAAGACGCTATGCACGGCATTTCAAAACAAGCCGGGAAAAGTTTTGATGGTTTGTTTGATAAATACATTGCTGGACGCATTGATCCTAATGGATCTATTGATGGCAGGACAATGAAAGAAATTGATTCTGATCTTACTGGATTAATTTCTGATCTCAAGCGTGGCGATTCAGTTGATAAAAACATGGCAAATGCTTTTGAGAAAATCCAATCAGGATTTGATTCAATGATGGACGAAATGAATCCTGGCTACCAAGCAGTTAAGCGGAATGCGGATGCTGCGTACAGAAAACTTGCGCTGCTTGGCAAGGCATCGACAAGCTCTGTCGGTAGTGAACTTGCGACTCCCGCAAACCTTGCACAGCAGCTACGCGCAGAAGATACGTCTAGTTGGAATAAGAACTTTGCACTTAACAAATCAGATTGGACAAACTGGGCGCGTCAGAATATTGATCTTATGGGCAATAAATTTCCAGAATCAGGTACTGCCGCCAGATCAGCATTACAAGATTTGGTGGTTGGTGGTATTTCTGCTGGCCTAGGACATATACCAGAAGCAATGGCTATCTATGGAGCGTCTAGAGCAGCATGGTCCCCACAGGTTCAAGACTTTCTTGTTCGCCAAGCAATGAAACAGCCTGGGCCTCAACGCGCTATTGCATTGCAAGGATTACGCAAACTTCTTGAGCCAGCCGGTGCTGTTGGCGCGTCTTACGCTACTACTAGGTAAACATCATGTCCAACGCATATCTCTCTCCGATCCTTCAAGACGCTCAATTCAATGATGACGGTACGTTTCTAGTCGGCGGTCTGATCTGGTTCTATGAAGCCGGTACGTCTACTCCTTTGCTGGCGTATACGACTCCAGTAGCTGACACTGCATGGACTAATCCGATTCAGCTAGATGCGCGTGGAGAGACTGGCGGAGAAATCTGGCTCAAGTCAGGATCTGCTTACAAGATCATTCTTGAGGGTCCGCCGCAATACGGTCAGACGCATGGTGTTGTCATTTCTACGTTTGACAATATCACTGGTGTCAATGATCCTGGTACGACTAGCATACAGAACTGGATTTCTTTTTCCGGTACGCCGACTTATCTCAATGGCACATCTTTTTACGTTGTAGGCGATCAAAGAACTACGTTCCTTACTGGGCGTAGATTGAAGATGAACAACAGCGTAGGCACAACTTACTATGGCACGGTTGTAAGCTCATCCTATGCGCTTGGCTCGACTACAATTGTGGTCTCTCCTGATTACGGTCAAGAAGTTAGCGTTTACATTACTTCCGTTGCTTACGGGTTTATTGAAACTGGTGCTGTCTCTTCTATCCCAGTAGCTGTGCAAGCAGGATCTGCTGCTAGTGGCAGTGCTAGAACTCTGTGGATTGATTACGACATCGGCGGCAATTTGTTGAACTGGTCTTACGATGCAACCGTTTTAACAAACAATTGGCCGATTAACGCAACGACTGCAAACAATGCGGCTACAAATTCATTTAGCACTCAGCAGACAACATCTCAGGGTCTTTTTAATGCAAGAAGGACTGGCGTAGCTGATGTCTCTTTGTTCAATGACACTAACACTTGGGGATTGATTGAACAAGGTGTTGGCATTGGTATTGAATACAATAGATCAACTCAGCAATTCAGCTATGGCGGATTTACGCTGCCAAATCCTTCGTCAACCAAATACATTAAATTGCCAAACGGTTTAATTGCACAGTTTGGACAAGGAACTGCATCGTCAGCCGGGACAACTGTGACATTTCCTACAACTTTTCCTACTCAGTGCTTTACTGTTGTTACTACGATGGTTGGTAATCCTGCTCTTGCAACATCTGCAAACAACCTGACAACTGCGGCATTTACTGCGTATTGTAGTTCTACTAATCCAGTTTCTTACATTGCATTAGGATTTTAATCATGCGTTATTCAGCGTCTACAAAAGGATTTTACGCAAATGACATTGACTATCAGTCAGTGCCTGATGATTGTGTTGATATCAGCGATGATGACTATGTTTTGTTGATGGATGGTCAAGCATCTGGATACGAAATTGTTCCTGATCCTGATAAACCTGGTTATCCTAAGCTGATCCCAGTAGCATGAGTTTTAAGCTATCTGAAAAGTCTCTACGGCGATTAGATGGTGTGCATCCTGATCTCGTCAAGGTAGTCAAACGCGCTATTGAGATTACGCCAGTAGACTTTGTTGTGATCGAAGGATTACGCACAAAAGCGCGTCAGGCCTATCTGCTAGACGCTGGCAAGTCTAGGACAATGAATAGCTATCATTTGACTGGGCATGCTGTAGATATAGCGCCAATAGTTGATGGCAAGGTATCCTGGGATTGGAAACACTACTATCCGTTAGCTGATGCTATGATGGAAGCAGCAAAGGAACTTAATGTTAAAATCACTTGGGGCGGCAGATGGAAGACATTTCCTGATGCTCCGCACTGGCAAATTGATAGGAGCTAATTATGAAATCATTATTCGTCTGGGCAATTAATCGTTTGCAAGAACGTTCTACTTGGCTTGGTATTGTCGGTGCTGCTAGCTCTATTGGTATTTATATCAGACCAGAACTTGCTTCTAGCATCACTCAGATTGGCGTAGGTGTAGCCAGTGCAATTGCTGTCTTCACTAAGGACAAGCCATGACGGACGAAAATGAATCTTTGCGAGTCATTGATACTAGCAATAGCCTGACAAAAGAAGAACTGATTGAACTCAAGAAGCTAGCTGCCATGTCTAAGACAGCTAAATTTCTATTTGGCATGGTGTTCTCAGTTCTTCTCTTCATTGGCTTCGATCATTTATTTGAATGGCTCAAGCATTCTAAGACCTGAGTCAAATGGCTGTATTGCTTCTATTATTGGTGTGGCTGGCAATTGCGGCTCTAATTGTCTGGAAGGCTGCTGATTAAACGTTTCTATCTGCATTTGATTGCCATAGCGATAGACGATTGTGCCATCTGAGCATTGTGTGACAGTGCCATAGTTATAACATGTGACGATTGGCGCTAAAGCTAGGATTAGTAAGTTCATAGTTTGTCTCCTCTACAGCGTGACTGTAGGTCTATTGAGTCCGGGTCTGATGGGTTGATTCGGTTCTTCTCCGCAAGGCGATTTTCCACAGCGCAAATAGTTGAATACATATCGTAAGCAGACGTTAAGATTTCTGTGACTTCCTCCTCACTCAACCTCACAAATTGCAGTTCTTTTTCTCTGCTCATCTCATCCCCCTGCCAATCTCAGCTTTAAATGCTTCAACGGCTTTTAATGCGTCGTCTATGTTTTTGTATGACCCAAGATAGTTTTGCTTTCCGTTCCTTCTGCAAGCGGCTTGATATGATTTATCGCGCTCTCTCCATGTGACGTTCGGCACACCTGTTTTGCTATCCTTTCTTGCGCCTTTGTTGATGTTGTTTAACTGCACCGTGGCATCTCTCAGATTCACAATGCGGTTGTCGTCCTTGATTCTGTTAATGTGGTCGATAACGCCAGTAGGCCAAACTCCATAGACATACAACCAAATAATCCTGTGTAACTTGTAAGAAGCCTTTTCGATCTTGACATGCAAGTATCCTTCGCTGTTTTTCCAACCAGCTAACGCGCCTTCTTTTGCATTTCTTGCTACAGACACCTTCCTTCGTACTTCACCAGTATTTGGGTCGTATGAAAAAAGCTCTTTTACTTTCTCTTGTGTAAGCATCACGGCATCTCCTGACCTATAGCTGCGGCGGCTCTTACGATGGCTCTACGGGTTGCGGCGTAGGGGTCGTTGTTGTGGGTATTAAAGTATTCATATACATCCATCGTCCCATCTTGACCGCAAACCACACAAACACCACCAGATATCTGCACTAAGTCAATCTTCAACTTCACCGCAAGGCGCAGAGCCTGAGCATCATCCTTTAATGGATTCCACTGTTCTTTTAGTCTCCCATCTTCAACAATGAAAAAAGACTTGCTAGGCCCAAAATGGCCTAACTCAATCTCAATCCCCGCCGCTTTCGCCGCCAAGGTCAATAGTTCTTTGTCGTTATTCATTGTTTGTCTCCAACGCTTTCAGCGCGGCTCTGACTACGCTGTAGTCGGCCTTGCCTCTAGCGGTTGTTATTTTGTGCATATGAAACGCAGATAGTTTCAACGCCTCAACCAACCCATCAACTAGGTCTGCGCGGATGTATTCAACGTCACGATGCAAAACCTTAACGGTTGAAACGCAGTCGGTTTCATCCTGCAAATAGTCAGGATCAATCCAAATCTTCTTCGGTGCTTCGTTCATACTCCATATTCCTCCCAGGTTCTAAAACTAGCACATTCGGTTGCACAGCTTAATTGTTTAAAACACATATCACAAGGGCGCTGAGTCTCTTCATACGCTTGCATCTCTCTAGCCTCTCTAGCGCGTCTGTTAATCAACGTATTTGCTTTTGCCCTGCATGTCTTGCATCTCGCTTCCTGATACGGCTTCTTGACTCCTTTGTATCGCCAGCCGAATGCGTCCAATGGCTTAGATACGTTACATGCAGTGCAAGTCTTCATTTAAGCCAACTGACAGCCGTGTACTGGGTACATGTTGCTTCAATGCCTTTAGTGCTAGTCTGAGTGCAGTTAAAGTGCTTTTCGTCAATCTCAACGGTCTTAGGGCCTACAAACGCCATGTAAATGAGCGTCAGTGTTAGCAGGACACATGCACAACCTAGGACATATTCTTTGATCTTTTTCATGTCTTACTCCTCAATGTATGAAACATCTTTTTTATACAGATCATTCACAAGTTCTTTTGCTTGTAGCATTTTGCGCTTGTTAAGTTCTTTCATGACTAGCTCAAATGCTTGTCTTCTGCCTTCTAAACGTGATGGATCAACATTTAAGGATGAAGCCATCCATCCAGCCATTGCATCTAGTTTGTTAAATTTCAACTGTCTTTCTATTGAGAAAGTGTTCCAGTAATCTTCAAATGTTTTATATGGACCAATCATGTCTCACTCCTCATTGAAACTAACATCAGAACGATAAAACGCACGAACCTGGTCACGTTCTTTGAACATATCGTGCATATCAAACTCTTGCCAGAGATCGCGTAAAGCGTCCCTTCTACCCTGTAATCGAGCTTGCTTGATGTTTAGCGACGAAGCCATGTAGCCGAATTCAACATCAGATTTGTTCATCCTGATCTTGCTGCTTTCTGACAAGCCTTCCCAGAAGTCATTGAACGTGCGGAAGATGCCCATGATTATTCTCCTTTCCATACTGGGCGCGTACTGAGCTTTTTCTCATTCAAACAATCTGACACTAGCTTTCTCAGCATAAAATGCTCTGGACGCTTTGGCACAAACTCAGATCCTTCGTCTTTAAACGTCCAGTCAAATCGCCAGCTAATAACCTTTGGCTTGTGAACAGCTTTAATGCAAAAGTTGTCATCAGCAATCAACATGACTGCATTCTGCTGTTCCATGATCGTCACGTTTGGAATTGTCTTTAGAGATTTCATAATGCTTTAGTCCTAGTTCGTAAAAGTTCTTGCAATGCCAGCGCAAAGTTTCGTCACAAATGCTGATCCAGTGCGCGTCTGTAAAGTCATCAAACGCTACGGCCATTCCAAGTTTAATGATGTCAGCGTCATCAGGCCGATAGCCAAACTCTAGTAAATACAAAGTCTCCTCAAGAATGATCTGCTTCTCAACTTCTGGAATGCGCGAATCCTTTCTACCGTAGCCAGAGCGCATCAGAGTTTCCTGAGCGCGTCTGCTGCATGGGTCAGGCTCGCAGCAATGTCATCAAACAACGTAGCCAGTACGATCTGCATAGGCGCATCTTTGCGTAAACGGTTGATCTCATCACGGACAGCAGCCTTTGTCTCATTGGTGAGCCTTAAAACTGGCTTAGTGCTGATCTCTGATACATCCCAGAGTAGGATTCCGTCTTCGTCATGAGTGCTTTGCACTATGCCTCTTTTACGCATCCTAGCCAGTAGAGAAGAGATGTCTGCTCGCTCTCTAGCAATGTTGTGTCCTGCTACATAGCCAAGGCGCATCATACGGTTATAAACGTCAGCAGTGCTTGCAGGAAGGACCATCTGATCCATAGTTTCTAAGACTTTTTCTATCTGGTTCATAATGTTATTACGGTTTTAGTATTAAAGGAAAAGTGCCAAGCCCACGCATTGAACCTATAGAGAGAGGAGTTCCGCACTGTCTTGGCTCTGGGATCAATGACTGCTCTAACCAGCGTACAGTTGTTCTTTACTTAGATTGCGCCTGGTGTGCTAACTGCGCGTCTTCGTAATCCATGTTTGATGCCATGGCGTACATGACAATAAGCGCTGTTGTGATAATGATTGCTTTAATGTTCATAAATATTCCTCACGGTTAAGTTTTGATGTTCTATCTGGCATTACGCCAACCCAGTTACAGAGGCAGCAACACCAGTGGTTGTGCGTTACGTCCCAGATGTTTGCTGGCATACCGCATACTGGGCAGTAGCCTGGTAGGACATTTGGTTGGTCTAGATCGTCTGTCATTGTTGTATGTAGTGCGCCGTCCTTGGCGCTAAATTGTTAGTAAATTGGCTTGATGCAATCCAGAGAAAGAGCGATCTGTCCCGGAGCAGTTTGAGTAAAGTTTGCAGGATTGA